AAATACATTTCCTATCGCACCAGCTTCTTTCCAAACAAGTGTCATGCAGCGGAATACATCGCCGTTAGGTTGTAATAATAAATAATCATGCCCAGCGCTGCATTTAACTTTATTACTTCCGGCTTCTTTAAAACGATACTCCCTGTCCTTGCCGGCGTATTGTTTTAAGAAGTCGATTTCGGATTGATTTAGGGTATAGGGGAAAAGCGGATTTATAGAATAAGGGTCAACGTGGAATCTAACCCCGTGAAGCACCTCAAAATAATTCTTTAATTCCGGGATAAGCCACAATTGCTCGGGATAAGCCACAAAATTAACATTTATCGGATAACCGCGGTTTTTCAACATTAAAGCTTTGCCTAAAAAAGCCTCTTTGCTGAATATCTGCGAGGGGTGATAACTTAGCGTCATACTAAGTATCCGACTGCTGGGTATCTCATTGACGAAACGCGTCAAATCCTGAGTGCAATTAGTAGTTATGCCTAAATTTATGCCCGGATTAAGCGCTTTGATAATATCAACCATGTTAGGATTGAGAAAAGGCTCTCCGCCGGTTATATCAAGGACAGCTGGTTTTAGATAATTTAATTTAGCAACCCAATCCTGCCAAGTTACCGGGGCCTGCGGTATATCTTTATGATAGACTATGCAATAAGGACATTTATTGTTGCAATTTGTCCTCTCAACCCAAACGATAGCTTTCATTATTCGCCTCTCTGCAAAAGAACATGCAAGATACCTTCTCCGCTTTGATAAAGCGGCGTCTTGACTGCCTGCTCTGCTATTAGATTAAAACCTATTGCCTTGTAAAATTCGCGCGCCTGCTCAACCGGAAATTCCCGATAATGCTTGTCGCCTTCATACGGTAAAGTTTCGTCATACTTGCCTAAACAGATACCGCCTGTCGGAAATGATAAAAATAGATAACCGCCCGGCTTAACAAGGCTTACTAAATAATCTCTCACCGGATAAAGGTTACAAGTTAAGTGCTCAAGACATTCACAACACAACACTAAATCCGCTTGTGGTAACTGTGGCGGATTTGTTAAATCTATCTTAAAAGGTTGCGTATTAGGTATGCCGCAGACATTCGGTAATTTCTCGCAACCGTAATAAACCTCTGCTCCCTGCTCGGCAAAATAAAGACTGGAAAAAGGAAAAAACGTCCCAATATCGTAAACAACATTTAATTTCTTGCCGTTAAAAAAAGTAGAGAATAGGTTATATTGATACTCAAACCTATCCCTGTGGCCCTTGAAATAAGCCTTTGTCGGTAAATCTAAAATCTTGTAAACTTCTTCAAAGTAATTTTGCATATTATTGTTGCCGGGGTTTTTAGGCGAACCCCGGCGAAACGCCACGCATTTATGGTTTATGAACCATTGATTAACTTAACAAACGCGGTTTCTCTACCGATAGACAACGCCCAACGCGTAATCATGCGGAAACGAGTTTGATCGTAATCAAACTTTCCGTATGGGTCAACGTCAAGAGCCATTGCCCCGTTTCTACGGCCGATAATAAACTTCTGGAAATCACCGAATAAACCAAACGGCGTTGCAGAAGTATTATTGTTTGCTATCTTCTCGCTCACCAAATACGGAAAACCGTATATTTGTGGCTGCATAGCATTAAGCAGCGGCGTGGTAATAGGCGTTCCGCTATCATCTGACAGAGAACGGATATAATGAATAGCCAAACGGCTAAACATAAACTTGGCATTTGCAAGATCGCCTTCGCTTAACTTCTCAACTGCCAACGACAAATCGCCGGCGGTAATTGTGGAAGTGTTGGCTCCGCTTAATGTTACTACGTTAGTGCTTAAAACTCCGCTAACCAGCAACCCGGACATAGGTGTCCCGGTGCCATTCAACGCCTGATTATCAATATCAAGCGCTATGCCGTAGGCAAACTGCTCGGTCAGAATTGAAGAAATATCAATCCGGCTGTCGGCTATCAACTCGTTAGAGATAATAGCGTAGGCAGTAGCTTTCTTGGCGGTCAAGGTTACCTGCCCGAAGGTAGGCTCGCCTTGTGATAACTGCGCTGCTTCGGCCTTCCAATTTATAGAGGCTAAAGTAGCTTCGGACGGAACAAGCATTACATCACTTGTCATAGGCATAACTCTTGCGATCTGCAAGAAATATGCTCTACTACGAGCTAATGTAACAATATCCCATTGGTATTCATCAGGCACTAAATACTGCCCGGTGCTACCTGAACCTTCGGCTAAGTCGGCCTTAGTCATTTCAACTAAAGCGGCTCTTGCCTCTGGGTCTTGGATTTTCGGGTGTAACGCTCTAACGTAAGCAATCATGAACTTAGAGAAAGCGTCAACCTTTTCTTCGCTGTTGAAAGCTGAAAATTCATGCTTACCAACAGTCTGACTTTTTAACCAGCGTGATTGCCGGTTAAGGTCATAGCCCAAAAACTTCTGAGAAGATATTACTGCCGGTGCGGCAAACTTCTCTAAAGGCAGGGCTTCAATTTTTTTGAGGCGCGCGTCAATCCCTTCAACGCTGCCTTTTACTCCCTTGATTTCCTCGCCAACCGGCTTTAAACCTTCGGCTACGGCCTCAAGTAGATCTTTCTTTTCCATAGCTGTAATACTCCTTTTGGTTACTTCATGGTTTCGGCCACGGCCCCATTAACCGCGCCTTTTATATCTTCAATACTGATTTCTTCGCTCTGTGGCTCTGCTTTGGCTTGCGCCGCTTCGCCAAGCAAATTATCAGCATAATGGGCCTCTTTTGATTTATCTCTGTTATCCCAAAGTGAACTGCATACTGCGACAGCCTGATCTTTTTCTTTCCCTTCATCTATCAATATGGGAATACACCTTTGCATAAATTCTTCTCTGCTTTCGCCCTCTTGAGGCTTAGGCTTTTGCTCAATATCAGTCTTTAATTCTTCATCATTGAAAGACTTGCTTACCAATTCGCATAATTCAACCTGCTGCTGCAAAGCGCCCCTGTTAGAAGGCACTAAGACTTGGCTAACNNATCCAATCAAACTGATGTCCCATAAAGCCTATGGAATAAGCGGCAATACCTTTTTGGGCCAACTTCCAAGCCCAATCTGCCTCTGCGTTGCCTTCGCCGGCAAAGTATTTGAATTTAGCAATAACCTGATCGCCTTCTATTTTTATATCCTCGGCCTTGCCAATCTGCTTAAGTAAATCTCCGTAATTATGGCTTGAAAGCAAAACCGGGTGTTCTTTATAAGTTTTTATCCGCTTCCTGAATGCTTCCGGCTCTACAATATCTCCGTCCCTATCTGTCTTTTTGGTGCTGATAACCGCAGTCAAGGTAAGCTTATCGCTATCTATATCCTTGACTTCTGCCCTGAAAAATTTGATAATTTTACTCAACTTATTCTCCTTTCAATACAGCAACAATGCCTTCTTCTTTAATTAAGATTAAATCCGGCTCTATGTCGGGAAAGCTTAAAGCAACCGCATATTGCGGAAGGTGCTTAATTAAATCTCCGGCCTGAACTCTTGTTACCTTATCTCCCTTGTCAATAACGCGAACTTCTTTATATCCGCTATCGGCATTTGCACTATCAGGCAATACTAAACCACTTACTTTTTTATCTGTAACTTTTGCAAGGACCCACTCTGCTAATGGTCTTACTGTTTTCATTTAATCTTCTTCCTTTCTATATCATTCTCTTTACAAATTCGCCCTATCTGCACCTCAATAACAGTTAAAGGCCAATCGGTATCATTCCTTAGCTGGTGCCATTGATTAACCCAAATATAACGAACCCCGGTTAATAAACTGCCTTGAAGCATAATCCAAAACTCTGCCCTGTGCCTATGGCGTTGTATTGATGTTGCGCTATGAGGCTTAACTGTTAGGATCTTAACCTTATAGCCATTCCCTTTTTTAATGACTTTATAACTACCCCATTTTTTTAGCATTCTCCACCAACCTTCTACTTGAATTTAATACCCGGCTTATCCCGAATACGCACTTAATACCTAAACGTTCGCAAGTATCAACTTCGGGTGTATTATCTTGCGTTCTATCTCCACCTTTAGCGAAAATAAGGTTATAGTCTCTGGCAAACTTATGAAATAACTCATGAATAGACATATTTATTGTTTCGTCTTTGTCTATTGATAATATGGCAACATCTACATCTTTTATATTCTTCACTATCTCAAGCCTGTCTTTATCGTCCATAAAACAATAGCCTTTTTTCAACTTAGCCTGCTCGTTATTATTAACAACGACTAAAAGAATATCGCCAAGCTTCTTTGCCTCGGTAATATATTCAAGGTGCCCTATATGCAAAGGGTCAAAGTAACCGCCTATAATAACGATTGTCTTTTTCATATTAAACAGGATTTTGTTCGTATCTCATTTAACCACCGGCAGCAAACTACATCTGCAATTACAGACTTCGCTTGCTTCTCCATTTGATTGATCCCCGGGATATTCTAAGCCATTCTCAAAAGACCTCTCCATAGGGATAGCTCCTTGTCGTTCACAAGCAACATGACTGGGGCGCACTAAATCGTCATGGGACGTTATCCATTCTTTAGCTGCAACTCCTTCATTTTCGTAATAAAGCATACTTCCGCCATTCACGGCCCCGGCGCTTTCTGTCCGGGCAACCAAACGAGCCCTGTCCGCAGTAAAATTAAAGAATGAGCGCACGGCCTCTTGCATAGCTTCCACTTGCCCGGTTAAGCTTGCCCCTTGCTGTATTTGCCCTTCCAAGGTTGTTTGCAGCTTACTTTCAAGACGGCTACGGATTGTGCTGTTTATACCAACCAATTTATCTGCCCTGATCTGTAAAAAACTGTTTACTTTCTGGTTTAAAGCGTCATCGTTAAGATCTTTTTTCCGGCCTAAAACCATTTGCCCTATGGTTAAACCTTCCTTAACTGCACCTTCAAGCAAAGGCATAAACATCTTTTTAAGCTGTTCGTCTTGCTGTCGCCAATCAATAGCAGAGTTTAAATCTTGCAAATCTGTTCCTTTTATTTTTAATACCTTAGCGCGTAGATCCATTAGATACCTTGAGAATTTACGCTCCATTTTGTCTTCAATGGCACCTTGGCTTTTTAAGAATATCCCTAAGAATTTTGTCTTGCGTTCATCGCGGTTAAGTTTAGAAAGTATGCTTTTAGCATTGTCCTGATTTCCTTGATCCTCTTGGTCTTGAGGGTTATCCTCATCAGATTGATTATCTTCCGGCTCGGGATTATCATTTGGCTTCTGCTCTGCTT